ATTCGGTACTCGAAACTACATTAGGTCCGGGATTGGACATGGTCATCTCCTAAATAGAAACGCCCCCGAAGGGGCGTTAGTTAAACGACATGGTTCCAACATCGCCGTTTTCGGATGTTGGTTATTAACTGCCTTGAGACTCCAAACTTGTCTGCCAGCATGTGGCCGGGTGTGTCTGTTTCCCGAATTTCCCGAACGATCTCTGGGGTGATTCTGTCGCTCTTGCCTGTGCGCGTTCCTTTGCGCTTGGCCTTTGCTACAGATTCAACATCCAGATGCGCCCAAGATTTACGGGTTTTGATGCTGGAAACGGTGGAAGCCTTGATGCCATAGTCATACGCGATTTCCGTATGAGTTCTCGCATCTGCCAAAATTGCCCGGACTTGATCTTCGGTAAGTTTTGCCTCGGGATGCGCTTCACCGCGCACTGTGATGTGCCTCCCCTTACCAATCTTGTCTAGCTGATTTTCTTCCTGCGTACCCAACCAAAGATGCGCCGGATTGACGCATCTGCGATTGTCGCAAGAATGGCAAACCACCATATTGGCGGGAATCGGTTGCTGGTTATGCAGAACCCACGCCACTCTGTGGGCTTTTTGATAACGAACTCCGTCAACCTGACCAGAGATTCTTCCATAACCATCATTGTCAACCCCGCCAGTCCATTCCCAACAGCCATCCGTAACTCGCGTCTGTCTCCTCATGCGGTCAGCCAAAGGCAAACCACGAAGTAACCCAGACTTCGACATAACGGAACAGGGCGAACCGTAAAGACGGTTTCTACGCCAATGTTTGCTACACAACCCTACTGCTAACTCGGGGTTATCACACCCCTTAATTTGACAGACTTTCATCGCGTTCCCCTTCTCGGAATGACGGCTTATTATACCGTCATTCTTCAAAATATACTAGCGATTGTTTTTTATCCTGTGATTCTGCAAGCCAGTTCAGGGTACAGTGGAGCCCATCCATATAATACATCAAGCCGGGTGGGAATACTGTCATTGTTGATCGTGTACTGTTTCACCACGCGAATGGACAGACCCGTTGACTTGTCGCTTGCACGCCCGGCGAAATCAACACCGTTCGGAACCACCAAATCAGCCGTTGCCAAGGTAAACGCGTTGCGATGGCAGAGGATGTTCTGGGGGCCGGTGACGCGGGCAGCAGCCGAGGCTGCGACACCTTGAACCGTGATCGCAGCCGTGCTTCCGGGGGTGTTGGTGACATTCTGGAACTGACCGCCGTAGATGATGGCAGGAGAGACAGTTACCGAAGTACCGCCAGCAGCCATCGCCGTAGTCACCACGAAGTTACGCAGCTTGCCGTAGGACTGACGGTTCTGGGGGTTGACCGCGTACACACCGGCAATCTGGATCACATCACCGGGGTTCAGTTGGCAAGAACCCGTATTGCTGATGGTGATGGTGGAGGTTTGCGCCCATCCCGAAGCCAAGCCAGCGTTGGATTGGTTCATTGCCAGAGTGACGGCAGAAGTGCCGTAGGCGAAGGCGTGATTGACCACGTTCTGATCGAGCATCCAATCCATTCCAGCGGTGTCTTTCCCCATCAGGCCCTTGCGGTACTGTTCGGAGATTTTGGCTTGAGGATTGAAGATAGCCTTCAGGGAATCAGCCATCGTCACATTGGTGAACGGCTCGATAAATACCTTGCGATCACCGTCACGGGGGGCGGCTTCGGCATCCAGATAGGCTTGGGCCGTCAGGAAGGTCAGGAGAGCGTTGGGGAGGGTGCCGGGAGTACCGACGAAGTTGGCAGTCTTGTTCTTCGCCATCGTCAGGCCGTCATAGTCCACCTTGTTGGCAATGGTAGCGATGGCGGGTTTCAGTACACGGCGGGAGAAGTCGTCCAAGCTCAAGGTCAGGTCTTGAGTGTTGAACTGTGCGTCCACATGGAACTGGGTGGTCAGCGTGACCGGCACATAGGTTTCGTTGAAATCCTCGATGTTGAGGTTCGGACCCGTTGTCCCGATGAAACGAGCGGGACGGCGTACATTGATTGTCGCGCCGATTTTGGCACCGTCAACCGCAAAGCGGTCATCGTAGTCTTTGGTTACACCGTCAGCAAAGACACATTCGTTTTCAAGGACCATCAACGCTTCTTGCGTGATGTCCGAGATCGTAAGGAGCGTATTAGCGCCCAAAACGAGGCCAGAACGAGCCATGTAGCCAAACAAGGCCGCATGGATGCGTTCAAACAGGCTTTTGGCAAAGCCGGAGAGAAATTTCTTCATGGTAAAACTCCTAGGCGTATTGGAGTTTTCCGTTCAACATGAGAGAAATTAGGGGGCGGGAAACACGGAACCTGTCAGCAATCGCTTGTTGCGTCCAACCTTCGGAGCGCAATGCGCGTATTTGATCGGCATCATCTTTGGACAGTTTTTGCCAGGGTCGCGGAAACCGCCATGAATGGCGATTCTTGGCAACCATGTCGCTAACATTGTCCTGTTGGGTTCCCAACATAAGATGATCGGGATTAACACAAGCCGGGTTGTCGCACTTGTGCCTCACCACGCTGCCTTCTGGAATATCGCCATGCTTTAGCAAGTAGGCTGCGCGATGAGCAAGAATCTTGCCCTGCTTCGCTGGCCCTTTGCGGAGATAGCCATACCCTTTAGGAAGCCGATTGCCGTTCCATTCTATGCAGCCAGAAGGCAATTGCTGGCCTACCTTGGCATAAAATCGTTGGGCAAAAGTTTCGCTAAATCCGTCCATCCTCATTCTCAGAGTTGACTGGAAAACAAAGTGAGTGGGGTTTGTTTTGCTACGGCTCACTTACGCGGAGTCAGTACGAACGGCTTTGACGCAGCCAGCGTGGTACTTCTGAATCTTTAGTGCTTAACCCTTGTAACCTTTCGCTCTCGCGGCTTTGTAGTCTGCGAGGCTTTTCCATGTCCCGTCTGGGTTGCGTCCGGGAACTTCATTGGTGACGGCTGACCGAACCGGTGTAATCGGGGCCGGGGCGTTTGACACCTGAACGGGAGGCTCGGTCGACTTCTCGTCAGGTGATGACTTATTTTCCAGCGCGGTTTCCAGCTTTCCGATGTAACGAACAGCGGCAACCGGGGTCATTTTGTTGATCTTCTCTGCCTCGTCTGGGTTCTTCGCCAGGTGATAGAGAAGATTGGGGCCGACTTCTGAAGTCTTGATCGCGTCCCGCACCCAATCGGGTACGGCGACGTTCGACCCACTCAACACGGATTGGAAGTCAGGAATCGCTTGGGTGGCGTGTTTCACCCTTTCCGTCCACTCGGATTCGATCCGTAGATTTTCCCGCTTCGCTTCCTCGGCCTTCTGTTCCTTGAGGACTTGGGCGCGTTCCCACTTTTTCAGGTCATCACGATACTTTGCAATGTCCGTATATTTGGAGGGATCGGGTTCCTCGTCCGGGACTTCAGCGGGAGGATTGAGCTTGTCCTGAAGTTCGGCGTTTTCACGCTCTAACCGTTCGGCCTTCTCAATGGCTTCCCTGCGGTCTTTGGTGAGCTTCTCCCACCGTTCCCGAGCTTCGCGCTTGCGCTTTTCTTCGGG